AGCTTCTTGACCTGCAATGTAAGCCTTAACAAAATCAGATGGGATGCCAGCTTTCTCAAGCTCTACAAACATCTTGTCTGTAAGTTCGCCTGATTCAACATACTGCTCCTGAGCTTTTGATATAGCTTCGTTGACTGGTAAAGTTTCAACCTCGGCTTCCGCTTTTTTATCTTCCTTAGAAGATTTGTCTGATGACTGTTTCTTTTGAAGTTCTTCATAAGCCTTAGCTAACTCCTCTGGAGACTTGAACTTTTCATCAAGCCATTCAGGGCGTTCTTCTGTAGCTTTTTCAACAGGCTCTGATTGTTGAGTCTGTGCTTCTTTAGCCGCGTTCGCTTCTTCTTGCATTGCGGCTTGTTGTTCAAGAGTAATGTTCTCTTGTTCAGTTGGTTCGTTAATAACGACTCTATCCATTTTATTCCTCGCTTACTTGGTTTTCTTGTTGGGCTTTGATGCCATCAGCTATAGCCTTTACGCCCTGTGGGGCGGCGGCTTGTGCCAGTTGCATTTGTTGCGCTTGTTGAGCTTCTTGTTGTATCTGCTCTTCCGTCTTAACTAATCCAATGGTTTTAATACCAAGAGATGTAGCGCGACGTTTAAAGTATTCTCCTACGTTGACGTATTGAGCTACGGCTTGTTGTCCTACAACCTCACCTGCTCCAGCTAGGAACATATCTAATTTCTGTAGATCGTGTCCTCTTCCGAGTGCTTCAACTCCTGTAATAATCACAGGATTTACAACATCCTTCGGAAGTTTAGGTAGTCGTTTCTTTTTGCTCATAACATCCATGATTCTTGTAACCATAGGAAGTTGGAGTTCTGTTGAAAGTAGTGAGTAAAGACCGCCGAGCGATGACTCTAGTTCCATAGATAACATACGAATCTCCTCAGCAGTAACACGTTCAGCGTTACGCACAACTCCGCTTGTTAGTAAGAAGGCGTGACCAAGGCGATCTTTAATTACATTCATGGTCTCCTGTGCCACCCTGAAGTCGTTGAACTTGTTAAGCTGTAATACTGATACGTCGTTTGCTGTGCCTTGCGTAATAGCACCGTTAGGGCTTTCTGCCAAAGTTCTTGCTCGTGTTGTTCCGTTTGGATTTACAAGAAACAGAACTTTAGCCGCCGCCGATGAACCTTCTACAATAGCACGAGTAAGAGATTCTAAAGATTGAACATCACCTAGATACTCCTCTACATAAGAACGTCCATAGCTCTCACCGTCGATACGACTAAAGCGAAGCGGAATAAATGGATTCTTGTCTAGCTTGTAGAAGCCCTCGCTTTCAGGAACGCGAACGCCTTTGATGTCTTGAAAGATATGCCAGCCGTTTTCTTTGCGGCAAACTGCTGTATATAGATCGCACTCTTCTTCTGGCGACTCGTCATAACCAACAACCTCACGCATCTGTTCGGTAAGAGCGGCATAACTAATAGATTCTTTTGTGGCTATATAGACAACATTACCCATAGGATCACGCTCAATAACATAGCGATCAAGATGGAACACTCGCATCCCGCCATCGTCAGGCATAAACAAAAGTACATTCCCTACAATGATGAGGTGCTTGAGTGCTTCATGCAGAGAAGCCCTGTAACTTTCACGAGCTACTTCATCCATGACTGCATCCTCTACTTGTTGTAAAGACGCTTCTATAGAACTAATCACTTCCTCTGGAGTGCCTTCCTGTTGCAGTCCATAGGTGTCTACGTTTAATCTAAATAAAGGAGCGTTGGGCGGTAGAAGTGCCAACAGTAATTTAGAAGCGAGGTTGTTTACTCCTCGTGCCGCAACGCTCGCAAATGGGGTTTCAAGTCTGGAGTGCGATCCAAACCCATCGTCAGGCATGACGTAAGGGAGTGTTAATTTAGAACAACTTCTAGCTCTATCGAGATATTGGAATCGCTTACCTTCTAATGAAGAATAGATTTGTTGTGCAGATTTGTTGTGCATTTTTAAGATAAAGTTATTCCGTATTGGTTAGCTATGTTAGCTTCAATGGCTGGGCGGTTAAGTGTTTGGTCAGCCAAGTAAAGTATTACTTCGTTTAATCTTCCGTCAGCATATTGCGTGGAATAAGTGTGTTTTCCTATAGTAATACCATAATTGTTTCCTAGGTCTGTATTATCACTAACAGTCGTATCCAGAATAGTTGATCCATTATGAAATCCACGCAGATTACCTTCGCTTGTTTTTATACCAGCTATTATTGAAGTAGTGGATAGCTTCGGTAAAGTTAATCCAACAAACTGAGTATTTTTATTTATGTTATCAGCGTTAGGGTCATGCGTAAGTCGGAAAAGTACGCTATTATTATTAACGCCAAGTTCAAAAGCAGAGCTATTACCAACACTAGAACTGTCGCGGATTGCAACCCAGCCGCTGTTTGCGCTTGTTGCGGGGGTAACTGCTTGCTCATCCTTCTGAACAACAAACGCTGAAACGTCTAAGTTAGGATTAAGATCATCATCGTCGTCGCTAGTAAGATGAGTTTGTGAATCTCTTTCAAATCTTATTGTTGGGTTAGAAAAACTATCAACATTGATACTTCCGTTTTCAACAATAAGGGGTTGTTTAGCTGTGTCTGATTGAGCCACATCCCTGCCATTTCCAGACTGGTCATGCCATTTAGTTACATATCCCTGTGATGCGCTTACGTTTTGTATTGAAATCCCTGAAATAACTAATTGTAAGTCAAACGCGTTCATGTTCGCAAGAATATCTATTGATGGTGTAAACTGGTCTCCGTCATTAAAGATTTCAAACTCAATCGAATTAAAACCATTGTTTATTTTAAAGAACCGTTTGTTTGAATAGACTGGGTTTTCAACATCAACGTCATCATCTTTAACAGATAAATATATTCCAAAGTTAGCTTCAGAATCAGCGCGGTTTGTATAGGTGCGTGTGTTTAGATCATCACCTTGAATCTGATTAACATTAAATTCTACTTTTAGTTTAGCGGGAAAAGAACTTATCGTATTATCAACATCAGTTTTGAAATCATATATTCTAACTTTTTTATTTCCGCTTGTGACTGCGCTTTTGTTTATAAGAACCCTTTTATAGTCTGAAGCCCAAGTCGAAGAAAATCCAGACACGTTGGTGTTAGATTGCCCCAGTCTTGCAGTTCGTGCAGGAAGCTCTTCCCCTTTGTGAACCCAGTTTTCAAGCGTGCCGTTTGCTACTTCCTTGGCTAAGAAATCACGAGTAATGTTGTCGCCGCTACGACGCACGTTTACTACCTTATTGTCCCTTGATTTACTATTGAGATCGCGAAGGCTGTAAGCCGCCGCCGCCGCTCCTGCTACTTTGCTCAATAGTGGACGAGATTCTCCTGCACGGTCTGATGTAATGACTGAGGCTGTACGATCTACGGTAATCGAAGTTCCGTCAGCCTTTTGAAATGTATTTACACCTGCTTCAATGTCTCTATTTAAACCGAGCGTTGAGGTGACTCCCCCTCTAGTGAGGGTGAAGGTTTTCATTGCCATAAATTAATAACTTATATTAACACCAGAACCGCGTGTACCAGTATTAACTGAGCTACGACGTATCGTTAAAGCACTCGCTCCTCTTTTCTTAGAAGAACTGCGAGCCGATGAAGCTCTGTTAGTAGCCCTTACCGCTGTTTTTGTAGGCGGGGGTGGCGGGGCGGGAGGTGGTGGCGGTGTTGGTATTTTAGGGGATGACATACACATGGTATTACTATTCTCTTAGTTTTGGATTAAGGATGTTTTCGTTTTGCTCATAGAGCTTTGAGCGAAGGAAACGCACAACAGAGCGTTGACCATAATGGAAGTCTAATCTCCTAAAATCAGTATCCGTATTAAAATCCTGCATAGGAAACACATCTTCCAAATATTTTACAATTTCTTCTGGTATGGCTGGTTCTTTCATATTAGTCCTTGGTTATAAATCATTAAGTTCTTTGGGCATTTTACCCTTATCTATTTCATCCTTAGTTTGAACAAGACACATGGCGTTCCAGATAACAGCACCGCCGTGATCTTCTCCTTCTTTATCTTCCATAAAAGCCCAAAGGTGTCTGTATATCGCATCGACATATCGACTAAGAGGTATTCCCTTTTTCCAGTTGTCGCGTCCGTACTTTTTAGCTCCTCCCTCAAAGCGTAGTGAGGCGCGTCGCAAGGCATCAATAGGTAGCAAGGAGGGCAAGCCTTTGCCTTCCATAGCATCTCTGACAGCACCACTATTAAAGTTGGTACGCTCTCCAGAGTCTGGTAAATCTATATTGTTGGTTTCCATAGTTCTTTTATTGTGTGGGTTTTAGTATCATAATCTTTATCGCGAAGTATATAAGCAAGCCTAGCAGTAAGAAGAGCAACATCTTCGGTCATACCCTTAGATTCATATATATCTACTACGCTCTGCCAGTTGTAACCTTTTTTATCAAGTAGCTTTTTGGCGGTGATGACTCCTATTCCCTTACAGCCGCCATACCCATCAACGCTATCTCCAGCAAGTGCCTGTATCAAATGCCACTTGTTAGCATCTTCCTCTGATGTATCGTGCATCTCATCTCTTAAAAAGTTGTACCACTTGCAAGGTAACGTGCCAAAGTCTTTGTCTCCAGACACCGCTATAAAGTCTGGATTAGCTGTGCAAAGAATACCTATTAAATCGTCAGCCTCGATGTTAGGAAACTTAATGCCGTTGTGCTTATTAAATGTTTCTTGAATAAGAGCTTTAAGTCCAAGAGGCTTGCGCTTATCTTTTCGATTAGCTTTGTAGTTAGGTTCTAACTCGTGTCTAAAAGTGTGGCTGTCACTGAACGCCATCTTGTAGCTATGCGTATCAGTCTTCTTTAGTGCAGTCTCTACTAACTCATCTACTTTTTGATGAGCTTCGATAAGGCTCATGTGTAACGTAAAGATGTCATCATCCCATCTAACCTCTACCTCTGATCCAAAGGCGGCACGATAGACAATCATATCTCCATCTAATATTGCTGTATTCATTTATGTTTCTTTATTGATATGTAAGGTATTGTTAAAAGGTCTTTAGGCAAAATAGTTGTTAGAAGATCGTGCCTACCCCACTTAGTTCTTGAGTACATTTTATAGAGGCTGTCTTTTGCACTGTCTACCATAATGCTTTTGTCTACTAGATTATCACACAGAGTAACCAGATCGGTGCGCTTTACTAAAATAAAACCTTTTGGTCTTTCAAAGGCAATGTGAGTACAGTCCCCATAAAGCCACCCCTTATTTCCTTGTACGTTTTTAAATTCAATCCATATAGTTTTACTATCTTTGACCGCTTTGACATCAACCTTAAAACTAATGTCGCAGTGAAAATCTATGTGCTTTAACTCTTCTTGAAAGTTAGCCTTTACTATCTCAGATTCAAAGAACGAATCTACATTAGTTTTAAACACATCTTCGGCTTTGAATCCTTGTTCACTGCACCGACCAGTAGAGTCAAACTTGTTTTTATATGTCATTTACATTAGTGTGTTTCTTTCCAGTTGTTTCCAACTTTGTATTCACCGTCTAGGCGGCACTTAAATCCTAACGTCTCTCCTGCTTTTCTTATCGAGTCCACATACTGTTGCCCTAGTTCATCAGCATCTAACGGCGCACAACTAAATTGAACCTCGTCGTGTACGTTTGCGTGTAGCTCAAATAATTTACTAGCAATCTTGTTAAATTCAATAAGCGACTGCTTCATTATAACCGCCCCTGCCGACTGTAACAACAAGTTGAGCGCACTGTGTGCGGAACGACAGGGAAGAATACGCCCATCAATACCAGTGAGAGTTCCTTTTGTATCCACCGCTTTTGCTACTGCATCAGTCAGCCTTTTAATAGCAGGGGTCTTAGACATAAAAGATGCTTTGAGTTTCCTTCCTTCCCTGTTTGATCCTCCTACGATCTCACCAATCTTGGCATCACCTGCGCCATAGAGAAAAGCGTATATAAATGTTTTTGCCTGTGATCGATTCTCTAACCCTGCCGCAAGTTGATTAGCTGTGTGAATGTCGCCCTCAAGTATTTCTTTTTCGTATGCGCCCCCATCGAATGAGTGAAGGTAGTGAGCAAGGCAACGTAGCTCTAAGCCAGAAGCATCACAGCCAACAAGAACTTTGCCTTCTGGTGCAGTAAATAAGCTACGACACTCACTGCCATAAGGCGCACGCACCGCAGGCACTTGTGCCATGTTCGGACGTTGGTGCGTACACCTGCCACTAACTGCGCCGTTTGTATTTATGCCGCCATGAATCCTCCCATTCTTCTGTAAAGATTCCCACGCTTGCTTACCCTCGGATAGTTGCCCAAGGCGTTTAGATACCAGCAAATATTCTAGTAACTTATCCGCTTCTGGAGTTCCTATACCTTTCAATACCGCCTCGTTAATCTGCGGTCTCTTACCATCATACGCCTGCGGCTTCCATCCACGCTTCATTAACCTATCGGCTATTCC